CCTTAATTATATCTGAAGTAAACCCTTCTTCATCTACAATATTGTCAACTTCAGTTATCATATCTCCTAAGTTCATACCAAAATCCCCAGTTTGAACAAAAATTAATCAAACTTAAATGTTACGGTACTTCAGCAATAAGCAGGTGAAGCCTTCCAGCACCTGCTGTAATTGTATCATCTGAAGTTAACAGTGCATAAATTGCAGGTACAGTTGTATCTGCAGGAGTGATAAAGAAGGGTGATGCACCATCAGATAAGGCCGCAGCAGTTACCCAGTCACTATCTGTACCGGTTCCACCAGCTGCATAGTAACCTACAGTTCCACTGGTAATATCATCTGATAGCATAAATTCATCTGCATCTACTTCAGTTACATCTCCAGCAGTAGTTACGGCATCAGTTGCAAGAGTACCAAGAGCAATAGTTAGAGAAATAGTACCTCCTGCAAATAGTGTTTCAACCTGGAATACAACTCCCAAGATGTAAAATGGATTATATCCAGGAGAAACTGATTTGGTAATTGGAAAAGAAAAGAGCAAAGCACCAAGGTCATCACAGTCCTTAGTAATTTGCCCTGATGTAATCCAGTAAGGATTAGACAAAGTATTCCTTCTCAGATCTGTTCTTCTAAGATCAAGAATTGTTGCAGTAGTCATTTGTTAGATCTCCTTAAAAGTTTAAGGGTTATTAGTGAATTATAGAATACTGGACAAAGACATGGAACTCTCCAGTTGTCTGTGTTGTCCCAACTGTCATTGTGAGCAATCCGCTTGCATCATCAAAGTATTTACCTTCAAAAGCTACCAGTGTATCATGCCGAGCTCGTTTCATACCAGTTTCCATTACAGCAGCAATATCAACAGACAGAAAACCTGCAGCCTGTGCAGTTTCTCCATTCCCTGCCCAGCCGATTGAAACAGTATCGCTTGATCCAGCAGTTGGGACAAGCAGCCAGACATCAGTTACAAAGGTGTACCTTGGAAACCTATAAAGCCAATAGGTGTCTGCACTTGGAGTTAGGATTGTTCTGCTCTTGCCGATTCTATAATTATCTGCGGCTTTGACACTTATAATATCAGTTGTCATTTAATACCTCCTTGGTTTAGCTTAGAGGAGCGCCCCAAGCAGATCCTGTTATAACTCCATAGTCTTTGCTGTCAAAATAAGTTTTCTTCACACCAAAGATACCACCACCTCTGATCATGACAAAGCGTTTTGCGTCACGCTCATAAGGAACAAAGGCCATTACGCTGGACTTGGTCTCACCAGCTCCGCCCCACGCCCAACAAGCAGCTTGGCAACCAAGCAGAATATTTCTATAAACTCCACCAGTGGAAGCAGTTCCCTGAACCATACGAATTCTTTCTGATTTAGAGATCATCATTCCGTTGTACTCAATCTCTACATTAGGAACTTGAAGTTTTCCAGCTGCTCTCTGCAGGTCACCCCACTGACCGACGTTAGTATTTCGCCTCAAAGCGTCAAAGACGTAAGTGTGAAGGTAAACTCTGAAATAATTCTTGCCTCCTTTCTTAAGCGGACGCAATTTATAACAGCCCGTTGCAGGCATCTCAGCTCTTTGCTTCATTCTGTCAAGAAAACTTAGGTCGAGCACATCAGCACCAGTCATACTTGCTTCAGCAACATCATTAACTTTCAGGTGGTGTCCCGTGTCTGGCTCAGTAATCGCTTGAGCAAAGTCTTCACCAGCAATCTTAAACGTGCTGTCACCACATAGTGTAGCTATTACAAGATCACTCAATTTATCTGCCCACCAATCACCAAGTGCATCACGACCTTCAGCCATCAGATCCCAGGGAATCCTTTGCTCTTCCATCTTACCACCAGTATCAACGGCATGGTTGAGCTCTTCAATTGTCATGCTGAAATCCTTGAAGCGCAGTTCTTCTTCATTTCCTTCAACAGTGTTGTTACCAATGATACCTTCTCCAGTCAATGGAAGGCGGATACCAAAAGTGATTGTATCACCTTCTCCTTTACCTAACTCAGTTCTGCTTTGAACTATAGCATCAGATCCTTTTCCAACAAGGTCGTTAAATTCAACCTGCGGGAGAATTATCTTAAAAAGATCCTTGGCCCACCGCTTCCGAGTTAGATTATCATTTGTTAAAAATACAGTTTTAGGTGCGGTCATTTAAGCCTCCTGTTATTTAAGAGTTCCCTGCAAATACTTATTATAAACATCTGCAGGAACCTTGTCAAGTTCTTCCTCTGGAAGTGCATCTATTTTAGCAGCTGTCCAGCCACTTTTAGATGTATCACCTCCTCCCATTCCTGCAATACTTGCAGGTGCTTCAGTAGGTTTCTTTTCAGACTTTACTTCCTTAGCCTCAGCAGCAGGTTTAGCAACAGGTGTAGTCTCTGTTTTGGCATACTTAGGATGATGCTCTTTGATAATGTTATACATGTACTTGTATGGGTTCTTCTGTTGCCATACAGTATATTCAGCTCTGAGAGCAGCTTCTTCAAGTGAAATACCTTGCTCCTGAGCAATTCCTCTACCAATAGCATCAAACATATCAGCAAAATTATCTGGTGAGCAAACTTCATAGATGTCAGCATATTTAGTCATTTCTGACATTGTCTCAGCTAACAAATCTAACTGAGCTCCCCTTTCATCACCAATCTGCTGAATTGCTGACGTGAGTTGTTCGACTGGAGTGAACTCTTCTTTATATACCACTTCTCCGTCTTCATCAAGCGCTGCGGTTGCTTTCTGATCAGCCCTTCCAACTTGAGCTTTAAGCAATGACATATCCTTCTTTGTCTGCCGCAGAATCGAGCGAAGTTCTCTGTTCTCCAACCTCATTTCTTCAAGTGGATCTACTTCAGTAGGTTCTTTCTCAGTCTTTGTCTTACCTTCCTCACCTTCAGTTTTGACTTCACCTTCTTCACCTTCTTTCCCTTCTTCCCCTTCTTCCCCTTCTTTTTTAGTTGTCTCAACCTTGCTTTCCTCAGCCTTAGGTTTATCAGTCTCTTGTGTTCCCTCAAGCGCTGCTGTTAATTCATCAACTTCGACTTCAACTTCGACTTCTTTATCAGCCTCTTGCGGAACTAACTCTGGTGCATTAGCCATTTACTTTTCCTCCCTCTTTGTTTCAGTTTCTTCCTTTGCTTCGCTTCCTATCTGTGCAACTCCTATCTTTGCAGCTATTTCTCTCTCCTTCAGTTCAAACTCACGTTCTTTATTAGCCTGTTCCTGCTCCTGCATTTGCTGATAAAATGCTTTGACTCTCTGCTTTACAGTATAAGGCATATCAGAGTACTCAAGGATAATATCTGGCGGAATTGATCCAGGATTGTTATGGCTGAACTCAGTTAAGATCTGTGCAATAGTCAGCCTAATTGTAGCATTTTCAACAGACTCATCAACAACCAGATCAAATTCAGCAGCTGTTATATCATTAAATCCTTCAACTTGAGGATTCATCTGGGAGTTTATCTCAGCAAGCTGAGCTCCCTGCTCTCCTTCAATCCTGATGACAGTAGTATCTGTTATGTACTGCTGAATCAAAGAAAGCATTAATTCACTAACTCTCAGCCTTGCCTTTCTAAAATTATCATATAGCCTAAATAGAACAGCAATTCCTGTCTCTAGCTTCATCCGCCGTGTTACACCAGCTTCTCTTGTTCCCTCACTTATAGCCATCATGGAATCTTGTATTCCCGAAGCATTTTTGATGCTTTGTGAGAAAGCTGATATTAAGTATTGATATACAGGAGAAATCGGTGGTTGCTTCTCAAAGCCAACCTTGTCAAATTGCCCTTTAGCAATTTCCAAGTGGAAATTCGGCCGTGAGCTTCCCTCTTCATACTCCTCTATATTCAGGATAGAGCCTACTTCATGTTTAAGCAGACCTTTAGGAAGCGTCTGAATTAAATGCATCAACTGCCTATACATAGTATTATGTGCATCCTGCGGGTCTTTCATAGCCTTGATAGCACTAAACCAGTTGTTTTTATCAGTATCTTTATAAGCAGCAAAAACTACATTTGGAAAATCCTTCCATCTGAAAGGTGACTTCCCTCCCTCCAGTTTTATATCTGCAGTGAAAATCATGTACCAGATTTCTTGAACAACTGAGTTAATCCCGGTAACTCCACTTTCATCCTGAAAAATTACTTCATCAGTTTCAGGATCCCTAATTCCCTCTTGAATAGCAACAACAAATTTATTAAACTCAGCAGGGGTAAGATATTCATCTTTTCCGGTCATTGGATTTATGAAATACTTAACCTTTACATATTTCTTGTACCAGCACTCAACAATTCTGTACTTCTCACTAGCCTCATTAAAAAAGGAGAAATCAGTTCCAAATCGCTTACCAAAATTTGCTATCTGGTTAATATCAACATCAGGCCAAAAGACTTTTATCTCCTCTTCAGTTAAGTATTTCTCAATAAATCTGAATCTATGATCACTTCCATCCATCTCAGTTCCTTCAGGATCAAGATAGAAGTTATTTCCAGCAAACCTCTGGCACTTAATCTGTGGCTTGAATGGATTAGAAGTATCTATATAGAAATGGAGTAGACTTCGTCCTGACTGAACAGTATGATCAAAGCAGTCAATTTCTTTATCAGAAATTTTCAACTTCCTATGAAAATGTTTAAGTGCATGCTGTGCAATTTCTGCCAGCGGCTCGTCTTCCATACCAACTGGAAGTACATTAGGATCATGTTTTGTCTGAGCAGCAAGGCCGACGAGCATATCAACCTTTGGCTTAACTTCATTAAAGACAGGATTAGGACGTTTTTCTTCCTTCAATTTAGCTAATACATTTTCATCATCCTGATCCCCAGCATAAAATTTATAATCTTCAATACTCTCTTCTCTATAAGTAGTCTCAGGAGTAGAATTCTCGGCATTCCGTAGCCACTCCAGCACTTTTGCATGCTCAGGATCATTAGCATGAAGCTCTTTAAAATTTAGTCTTTCTGCTTTAGGCATAGTTTATTCCTTTATGCAGCCATCCAATTTCTATCTTTCTTTGACCCAGGTCCTGGCTTCCCATAATTACTTGGCACAGGCTGGACTGATTTCTTCTTCCTCTCATGAATATTCAGCTTTCCCCATAAATTAAAAGCTATATTATAGAAATATTCTGTTAAACCTAAAGCATCTGCAATATTTGGACTTGCAACTCCCCTTATCTTCATCTGCCTTTTACTTTCCACCTTATACCCACCTTGAAGATTAAAGTCATAAGTTGGAGCAGCCAATTCATTACAGAGCTCATTACTCATTTCCTCTTCAAGCTTAGTTCCAGCTGGAAATGAATATTGCATCTTCATGCACTTCTCCCTCATCATTACCCAGAGCTCATCTCTTAATCTGTTATACTT